ACCTGATAATTACTCCTGTATTCCTGATTCCATTTGCGTTTTGCTTCTTTACGCCGCTCTGCACTCTGTTCTTTACGGAATAGCATTTCCTTTTCATAACCATCACAATCGGAAATAAAGCGGGAAACGGTTTCCCGTGAACGTTGCACTATTTGCGCTATAGTGGTAACTGGTAAATGGTCTATAAAAAAAAGAGCCTTTGCCTGCTCTCTCCAAGTGCTATTTCCTTGTGCTGATAAAAAATTATTTTCCATATACTTATCACATCACATTCATAACAAAAACATCACATTTTTGTCCTCATGTATTTGGGCATGGAGGGGTTATTGTCTAACCGGGCCGCTTGGTCGAGCAGCTTTGGTTTACCAAAGCGACCAGACCGCCTTAAATAGCCGTTTAACTCGTTTAAATTCGTCTTTAACCAATCTCGCTTGTAGTTTTGCCTATTGATGGCCTAAAACGTCTCACAGGGGCCTTTAAATGTCACATTACAATCTCGCTGTCATTTTCCACTTCATCCGCTATTCTTACAATGGCTGCTGCCAGTTCAGGATGCTCTGTTCCGATTTCCTCAAAGATTTTTGCTTTAAGTAAATTCATAGCCGTATGTATAACGCCGGAGGATTTTCTTGCATCTATTTTCAGTTTTTCATTGGCAATCTGCGCCCTTTGTAATGCTGATATGGCCTGCGCCGCTTTTATCTTATCCTCCGATGACATTGTATCGTCCACCAGCGTTTCCATTATGAAATTGCTGATAATGGCATTATTGGCCTCATGCAGCTCCGTTGACGGCCTGTCAACATTATCCTCGGCAATGATTCTCGCATAGTCTCTGGCCATGCGGAGGCGGTCAAACTTCTCCATATATTCCTTTCGGTACCTGCCAACGCTGGAATAACTGATATCATGGCCTTTGTCTTTAAGCATGCCCTCCATTTCCATTAAGGTTTTACCCTTAACAATGCTTTCATGAAGCTCATCTTTCACTGGTTCAGGAAGGTCATGTATCTTGCCATGGCTTATGTTGCGCTTTTTCATTGGAGTTCAACCCCTTCAATTACCTTGCGCCGCTCCATGACATCTATACCTTCAGGCAAAATATACGCCATATGCCGCTTAAAATCCAAAGCCTTGATATCGTGAACCTCCACTTTAATCAGGCCTTTTCCCCCCAGATAATCAAAGGCGTTCAGAACATCCCTTTCGGTAACATCATAGCCAGACTGAATCAGCGTACTTTTTATAACTTCATTACCAAGGCCAGTCTGATCGGCCAGCGAACACAGCCGCAATATCTGCCCCCTGATAATAGGGTTTTGAATATTCCTTAATCCCTCATTCATTTATGTTCACCCCTATATCTCGTTTTTCATTCTCGTTTTCCATCAGGTCAATGCCTGTAGGCGATATTTCAACAAGGGAATCTTCAAAATCATTGTCGTTGATTTCAACAAGAATATATCTTTTCCCTTCGCCTGCCAGATATCTTATGGCCTGTTCCACAGCTTTTTCGCTGCTATAGTTTTTATACCGGAGCAGGCCCCGGATCATGCTTACTGTAACCTTGTCGCACTGACGAAAGTACAGCAGCTTTAATATCTGGCCCCTGATATTCTTTGCAACAACTGCCGCATCTGCTATATCCATCTGTTTAAGCCCCTCCATCTATACCAATTTTTACTTCAATATTTTCAATCTTGGAAGCCATACGCTCCATAGTTTTAGAAATATCTTGCATGGTTTTTCCATACTTATCTATCGTAACCATGAGATGGCTCTCCCGTCTGTCGGAGTCCTCTTTCAGGAGCTTCTCCCGCTTTTCCGCTTCCAGCCGCATAATTTCCTCCCTGCGACTGGATTCCGCTATCAGGATATTTTCACGGTCACGGAAGTTTTTATATTGCTCATCATACTGCGCCTTAACGGAGCTATATTGCTCTTTGTATTGGGTTTCCAGCGTTTCATACTGGCTGGCATATTGGGAATCCCGGCTTTTATCTCTTTCAAGAAAATACTTTACAAAAATAACCAGAAGGATCGGCGTTATCCCAAGCTCTACAGCCGCTTTTACGATTGTGATAATTTCCTCCATGTCAGCAGCCTCCTATGAGTTGTAGTCCCGGTTCAATTCGCTTTTAAGCTTCAGCAGTTCCGTTTCTATAATATTTCTTATGTATAGTTCAACATCGGAAACTGATTCCTTCAGGGCGGTTATGATTTCCGGCGATACGGTTTTCATGACCACATCAAAGGCTTCACCTGCCAAGGTATATAAATCTTCCCGGCTGGCGGTTCCGGCCTTAACCTTTTCTCTTAAATCTTTTCCGACCAGCTGCTCCAGCTTCCCAACGGAAGCGGCAGCCGACTTGGCAATAACATCCGATGCCCGGTCAAATAAGCTATCAATTACGATACTTCCCTCGGCAGGAAGAACGCCGATTGCAGGCAAGTAGTTTTTGGCATCAGATATTTTTTGCTTCAGATAGGAGCTTCCCACTATCACAAAATAACAGATAACCAGCCCCAACATGCCTAAAACAACAGCTAACACATAGTCTATAATTCCCATACATACCACCTCAACAATTTTTCTTTCATTATAAAATACAGTCTGTTTTTTGTACGTTTTCACTGACAATTTATTAGATATATAAAGTATTATTTACCCAAACAAGCTCATCTGGTTCTCCATGGGCGAGTACCGCCGCTTTGCAATTTCATCTTTTACAACCCGATAGACTGTACTTTCAGAAACGCGATATTTAATAGCCAGCTGCTGAATGTTATCCCCATCATAATCCTCAAGGATTTTTTTATACTTCAATTCCTTTGTGAGTTCAGCGATTTGCGGAATGTATATTTGGGTACCGCCAAAACTTTCAGATAGTTTTATAAGGTTTTTCAGTCCGATGGCCTCTGCCAGAGCTTGATGCTGCTCCTGTAAATCGTCAATAGTAATTTCTTTCAAAATATCTTTATCCACCATTTAAGGCCCCCTTTAACCTGATTTAAAGACGGTTTTAAAGGTTAGCCAGCAGGCCCAAAACTTCACCGACTGTTATAGTCTCGCCAAGTTTCTTCTCCCAATAGGCCCGGTCTTTGATTGTGCCGTCCTCCACAAGCTTATTCAGCGCGTTTTTCTGCCAATCAGGGATATCATTCGCCTTTTCTGATACTGCCGTATTCTCCAAATCTCCCATCAATTTCACAATCTCCTTTCCGTATTCCAACGATATGGCCCAATTACCGCCAAGAGCTTCAACTGTCGTGCATCTTCCGGTTAGAGAAGGAAAGTGTCGTGGGTCATAAGTGTTGTCAGATGGATAACCCTTGGCCCCGGCATACAGGGCAAGATGGTCAATATGTGCCTTTACTCCCATTTCCCATGTATCAAAGCGCATATGCGCGTTAGGGTCTTTGCAATCGCCGCCCGTTACCTTTAATCCGCATGGGTTCTTATAGCTTTCATCCAAAACGCCTTTGAACTTGCCATAGCCTGTTTCCTTTGCCGCTTGGCAATATGCGGCTACTGGATTAACGCCGCCATGCATAGGGCAGTAATCCCAATATTTGGCAACAAGCGATATAAAAGTATCCGTGGCCCCTTTAGCCTTGGCCCATTGTCGTGCCTGATCCGCTGTTGCTGTAGCGTTATTAATTATTAAGGTGTGGGATGCGGAGTTTAAACACTGTTCAATCGTATTTATAAAGCTATCCCAAGTAACGCCCCATGCGCCGGATCGTATTTCTGCCGGGCAGTTTTTACCAGTCCATTTATTATGCTGAACAACCCTGTCGATTGTCAGATTGTGTTTTTTTAGCAGTTCGGCCACAAGGCTTGCGGCGTTATTACAGGCCCCGATGAATCCGGCTTTATCATGAACGCATATTTCAATGCCAATGCTTGTTGTATTACCGGGGCCGTTACTATCACCAGCATGCCAACAGGCTTGATTATCCTTAAAGCTTTGGTACACAGAGTCTTTATCAACGGTATAATGCCAGCTGGAGGAGCCGGAGCCGCCAAAAAGCAAGCTGGCATGATTGGCGGCATTGGCAGTGGCCTTATAATTACCTGTATTATGTATAGTAATATAATCAATGGATTTCAGGCTCTTATTGGGGTTATTTTTCAGCCCTGCCGGGCATAGCTTTTGAACAAATAAGTAACTCATATGGCTTTTTTCTCCCTTTCCTTCAT